GTTCCGTAAGGGATCACTGCTGCTTCTCCTGTGATAAAGTTTGTGGGACATTTGTAATGAATATCCCCACTAATGGCATAATTGCGACCTAGCATGCTATCGTCTATGTCCCTTGCTTGTGGTGCTGGGACGAACGCCTCACTCATATTTTCTAATTCGTGAATAGCCATGCGTAATTGTGGTGCTGTAATAGCAAAACCACATCCTTTATTAGTTCCGGTGACGCCTCCAATATGAAATCCTAGAATTTTGCATTCTTTGGAATCAGAGACAATAGCGGACATGCACATTCCATCGAACGTCTTCATGCCTAATAAATCATAAAATGCACCTGGAAAAGTTTCTGCTCCATTGTGTGCGTCATTAGTGTGGTGCCACCATGTTCTAGCGGCAAAACGAGTCTGATCTTCGTGGAGTCCGTGCACGCAAGCCATAATGGGCCTCGTGACGAAATCTTCTTCGAAGTGCTTTAACATATCCTTCGAGGGACATGCGTTTGGAGCATAAATCAGAGCTGCGTCTGTGTTGGGTACCTTGTAACTCATCTTTGGATTAACGAGCGTCTTGAGTGTACCATTCTTGTTTGTGATCTTAACAACCGATGTTTCCCTAGGCAGCAAATGGCCTGGGATTAATATACATTTCGATTTAACAAAGAAACCGCCGCTAAAGTGCCCGTCAATGTCAATAAGACACTGAGCGGAGCTGAGGGCGTTTGCGGCTCTTGTTTGATCACTGAAGCTACCGATATTTGACATTGGTTTATAGTCTGGAACAACCCATGCGTTGGTCTCCTTATCTCTAGCGCGAATGTCTTCAATTGATTTGGGATTGAGTTTTCCCTGGAAAGACAAATTTGCTTTAATAGCTTTATATGTTTTGGCTGCACCATATAGTGCGCCTAATGCTGCGAATGTTGCTACAGCATATTTCACGTGTTTATCCCGGATTGTTTGGAAAAGCTCCGGTAACGTGCCACGCGCCTCGACTAATCTATCGAAGTACGCGGTTTTCTTTGTTTCTACTACTGCTCCTATTGTGGTCATGTGGTAAATTCCACTTACACCGGCATATAGCATGGCGAGTTTAGCTCCTAAGAGTTTATAGATTCCTAGACTAAGAGCGCCATTTGTGAGACACATCCTTTTAATATATTTAGACACCTCCTGTCCAATGACATCGTGACCATAGGCCAAGATATTGGATTTAATGAAGGCGTTGTCCATCCATTGCTCAGGGATATACGAAGTCCACGAAGAATATGGTGAATTCTCGAATGCTTCTATTCCCCTTACAAGTCCGTCTATAGCGAGATCTTCGACCTTAGTCTCGAGCACGCAACGTTTAGAGCGGATTTTGTGTCCATAAGTATTTCCTCTGCGGACAATATGTCCTGCGAGGCGTTCTCCGAATTGAGGTTCATATTCCTCGTCTTCATCTGATTCGGAGTCAGATTCCACAGTAGTTGCCACTGAGGGTGTACACGTACAAGTTTCCATACACTTGTTGCAATCTTGACAGAGATTAACAATGCTGGACGGGTCTGCAAATGCTACAACTACCTTCTCTTGCTCATTATCGTGCTTCCTAGCGAGAGCAGCGATGATATTAACATACTCTGTAATAGAGATGTCTTTGTGAATGATATCATAATGAGAGAATGACTGACCACTGGGTCCATCTCCAATAGGAGTTTTGAGAGTGATCAACCAAATGTCGTTAAGCTTATCCATGGTACCAAATTTGGCTAGCACTTTGGCAGTGTCTAGCAGGTTGTTGGTCATGAACTCAGGACGTACCTTGAGCTCAACATGAACGTGACATCGGCGAAGAACCGACATCGCATTATACGACGAGAGTCCGGCGTGGAGTTCCTCCACATTGGACGTGATCGTCACCGCATTAGGTTCCATTGAAATCTTACCTTTGTTGGCGAGATCTGCCATAACGGCATATTCCTTAATGTTGTTGACGAGTTTAATGATAGTCTCCGAAGGAGCCATTTCCCAGAATTCCTTTTTAGTGTTTCCAAGGTCATCTAGTTTAACACCTGTGACGTATGAGCGGTAATTTGACATATATTTGTCTCGCTCGTTCATTGTACAGATGAAATCAGGACCACATTCGGCCCCGACTGCTTTCAGGCTTGTTGACA